TATGTTTGCCATTACTATGTTTGCCATTATTATTTTCTCTCAAATGTAATTGTAAAAGTTCAATAGCTTTTAATAATCTATTCATGTAGATTATAACCTAATTAATATAATATAATTAGCTATCAATTTTTATATAATAATTGATAACCAAGTATACTATAAAAAACAGCAAGCTACATTTTTCTTCGTAATAATGCGCCAAAAGGGCTCCAATAAGGTAATATAATTGATTTGTGATTTAGTATTGTTAGTATTTTTTTTGGTAAATATTTTTTATCTATAACCACTTCAAATGTATAATCTTTAAACCACGACTCAGACATATAATAGTTTCCATCATAATCCACACTATCATCTTTTTCAAACATTTTATCTCCCCAAGAATTTTCAACAAGAAATCCATTGGTTTTTGAGTTATTTAAGTTATAACCTTTTATTACCATAGCATGGACTGGAGCTGTTTGTCTATAATTTAATGAATCACATTTAGCCATGTAATTATTAAATCCAAAAATTGAATCATAGTCAAAAGCTTCTTTATCCATAAAACTATGTTTATGTGAAATATACTTGTCGATATCAAGACCAACCCAAACAGCTTCCTGGTTGTCTATAGATTTCTTTGTCGCATCAATTAAATAGTCAATTGGAACATTTATTAGACCCCGTCTTTTCTCTCCTAAAACATCAAATGACAATTGCACGTCATATTGTTTAAAAAAAGGCGCTTCTTTACATGGATAATTTATTAAACATATTTTATTTTTCGCATTATACGGAACATACTTTTTATAGAAGTCTAGAGGGCTAATATTTTTAATCATTTTAGCTTTCTTTGATTCTTTTGATTCTTTTGATTCTTTTGATTCTTCGTAATATTCCCAAGTTATTTTAGTGGGCGGTTCTCCTAAAAACACAACTAAAATTTTATAGCATTCTAATAACATAGAGTTTAATAAAGCATTTCTATTTTTAATAAGTTCGTTTTTGGGCGTAGTTTTTATTTTATGAGCGCATTTGCGTAGAAAGTCATTATAAAAATTTTTAAGTTCTTCTGAATTAGCGCTATGAAAATTATCATCCATATTTGTTTTAGGAACAATACCATATTTTTCAATTAAATTAACAAATACATTCCAACGACCACCATCATCAGTTAAATTGTCTAATATATGTATTAATTTAACTAATTTATCATTTGATTGAATAGTTTCTACACTTACATCATACGTATCAATTATATAAGTAAGATAATAATTCGCTTTTTCTAATTTGTCAAAAAAAAACAAATAATTTTGCGAAAACTCAAAATCCGGTGCCAACTTATATTTTTTAATCATTTTATAGCGAATTATATTTAAAAAGGCAAAAATCCAACAACGTCCACTTTGTTTTTGGTCGCTAATTTTTGACTGGACATCAATTAAATTTGTATATGTTTTTTTCTTATCTTGAAGATAATCACTTTCTAATAACACATTTGTAAAGCCAGACTTTGTATTAAAATTTTTTATTATTTTATTTGTTTTATTTTTATTAAATTTTTGTGAAAAATTTGAAATTAACTTATATGTTAATTTATTAACCATATACTACTATTATTATATATTATAATATAATATTACAAGATTACTAATTACTAATTACTAACTACTAATTACTAACTACTAATTACTAATTACTAATATTATTTACATTCTTTTAAATAGCTATCAAATAATAGGCTTTTAATTTCTTTACATTTTAGTTCTTCTAGTTTTTTTTCAAATTTTTCTTGTTCATGCCATTTACTTCGCAATTTGTCTATTTCATTATACCACGATTGTAGTGTAATGCCGCGTTTTTTTTTGAATTCACTCATATTTTCTAAATTTAACGCATAAAGCTGTAATAATGGTTTCATAATCTGATTACTAATATAGTGAGCATAATCCAATTTCAACTTATTTTGAATAATAAAATCAGGTGTCTCTATTTTTTCGCCTTGAAGTGCTTTTTTGTTAGCATTTACAATATATGCATAATACATTCTATCACCCGAACTTGGTTTATTACCAATGTCTCGTTGTCCGATTCGCTCGGCCAATACTTTATGTGCTATTTGATTTGGGTTTTTATAATAGCTTCGTAAAGATTTAGTTACCAATAATTTTTCAATTGAATATTGTCCAGCAATCAATTTTTCAAGACTCTCATTTAGAAATTTTATTGATTTAGTAATACTCTTTTCTTTCATAATAATATTTACAATAGTTCCATATATGTCTTTTACTAACGGAGCATTGTCTCTGCGTTTAAGGACAATACCCATATACTTTAGTTTGCCTTTTTCTATATTTTCTTCATATAATATACCCACATACCGTTTCTTGGATAATAATATCCAAGGCCAAAATGTTTTTTCATACTCTAAATCGTGTGGTTTTTTTAGAAATTGACTTGCTAAATTCCCTGCTTTTTTTGCTAGTTCAATAGTATAAATAAGAGCTTGATTATTTATAATTTTTTCATCGCTATTAGGATCCCTCAAATTAAATTTGAAAAACACTGAATCTGTATCACCATATACACATTCTGCTTTTGCCTTTACAATTGTTCCATCATCTAATGTTACCAACACATCATTATAGCATTCTTCAATAATTGCCCTTCCGTAAAATAATAATTTACGACCAATAGCTGTTGTTGATGCGGCAACGTCCCCTTCATAAAACGCACTTGTAATTGCTCCCATTTGGCCATATAAAGAGTTGGCTGTTACTTTAATACTTAGTTGTCGCTTATCCAAGACGTTTTTCATAAAGTCATCTTTTTCTAATAATATCAATTTTCGCGTTGCTTTTCGCGCAGCTAACAACTCCTCTAAAATAGCAGGCATAATAGCTTTACCGTCTTTATCTGGAAATTGGGCGAACCTACAAATTTTATAACCAATAATCACTTTTTTCTCAGCAGCCTTTGGGCTGGGTCGCATATATTTATATGTATCATATTTCACATCAATATATTTATATCCCAAATCATATAAGTTATCATACCTATAGTCTCCATGCTCAGCTTTTTCCCCTGTTTCTTTAATTAAATTATTGTCTAAATCATATTCTTTAGTCCATACTTTTGAGTCGTGTGACAAATTTTCAGAAATAATAGACGACGGATAAAGGGAACTGTAGTCAACACAAGCAACCGGCTCTTCTAAGTATATTCCGGTTTTTGGTGTAAAAACATGAGCACCTTCATACCCTCCCCCTGTTTTTTGCTTATTTACAACTGGCATAAGCGTGTTTTTTTCTCCACATTTTTTAGAAACATAGCTTTGTAATTTAATTCCTTGTCCACGCAATAGTAAATAGCTTAGCGGGACATCACATAAATTAGACATTTCTACTTTGTCTGTAATTACATCTACTTTTAATAATAACCAAATAACATTGTCGCAATCCGCAAGACAATATTTACCAACAGTCCATCGGTCATAATCAGAACCGTTAGCAAGAGCAAATATTTCTTGTGGAGACACGTCGTCTTTTGCTAATCCCCAGTTATATTTGTAATTGGCCAAATCCAGTTCTTCTAGACCCTCAATTACAAACCATTGTTCGTCTTTATTAATTTCAATAATTTCAAATTTTTTGCCTTTTTTATATAAATTATTACTAAACCCTTGTTCGTCAAACTTTATAAAACTTCCCACGCTAATACCTGTAAGATTTTTGCTATATATTTTGGTGCTATTATTTTCATTATTTAACGCAATTTTACTAATAGAGTCACTAATAAAATAGCTTGATGTAAAGTCTAACTTATTAGAACTTAATGTAAATTCTTTGCGAAAAATGACACACATATCTATAATAATGCGACCAGGCATTTTTATAAATTTTAAATTATATTCGCCGCTTGCTAAAACAATCTTATTTGTTTCAATGTCTTTATAATCTTTTTTCGGAAGGTCGCTAGCGCTACCGCTAGCTTTGGCCAATTTATCTCTATATTCAGCACGCCAATCATTTGAAATACATATTTCATTTTTGTTTCGCGAAAGTTTGAGAAATTCATTAACACAATTTAGCTCTTTGGATCGCTTATACATAAATTCAAAATCAAACCCTGTAATATTATAGCCCGTAATAATATGCGGATTTTCGCTATTAATGATTTTTGTAAATGTTAATAATACTTCTTTTTCAGTACAGCGCTCTAATACAATCACACTGTTTTCTTGTGCCCATAATAAATATTTATCAGGAATTTTACAACCACCTTTAACAATAATAACACGCTTATATGGTTTAGATTCGGTATAATTAATAAAACTTAAACCAATAAATGTAATTATGTCACCTTCTAATGGTGGAAAATTAGTATTGCTAAATGCTTCGACTAGCTTTACTAATTTTGTAGCATATTCACAGCTGTTGTCCTTAATTAATTCTATTAATGTGGCATCTTTTTTATAAGCTTTTATTTTAGGTTTGCGTTTGCTATACTTTACTTGACTTTCAAGAAGGCCTTCTTGTTCATCTTCATTTTCATCTTCATTTTCATTTTCATCTTCATTTTCAGATTCTGAGTCAGCGCCTTCTAAAACTTCATCACTGTTTATAGTATTATTAGACTTTGATGGGCTATAGTATGTTAATTTATCTATTGAAATTAATAGCTCTTCTAATGTAATACCTGTTTTCTTAGGATATACTTTTTCAATATAACTTAATTTGTCTTGTGTTAAATCAAACGCACTTAAAATCTCGTGTTTTAAGTTATTAAAATCATAATTGAGTTTGAAATATTCGGAACTCGAATTGTAGTTTTCAAGTATATTTGTTGCTAATTTTTTATAATTTTTAATTGGAATAGGAAAATCACCATGACTACTACTTGCTTCAATATCAAAGCTACATATATTATATTTTACTAACGTCTCTTTTTCTTTATAATCATAAATATCTTCATAATTTATTGAGTATTCATAAGAGCAATTTGTTGTCTTATTAGCAATAGTCCGCACTTTATTTGAAGGAATTTTTATCCATCCACTTGGACTAATCTGTTTTTCATGAAAGAATTTTAATAGTGGCGGAATGTCTGCCTCATATAAATAACAATGTGTTCTTCCAATATCATCATCATATTTATATCCATCTTCTTTTAATGTTCTTTCAAATTGACCTGATTTACTGGTTTTATCATCGTAAAATATTTTTTTTAATTTATTATATGCTCCACTGTTAGTAAATGAAATTTTAATGAAATTGTGTAATTTCTTATTATCAAAACCATACAACTTGTGCCTTTTTACTAACACACATTCAACTATTGACTCTTCATAATAATTGCCAACCAATTTTTTTAGATGTCCCATAAATTCATTTTTTCGCTGTTCATTCCAGTCTTCGCTAACCATGATGTAGAAAAATGGATAAAACTTTTCTATAAATATGGATGCTGTCTTATTTGATGAATTTATTCCAAATGCCTGAATAATGAATTGTTTATTGTCTTTATAATGGTTTCCTTTACTGTTTTCCTCTAACACATTGTAGTCATAACATTTAAAACACTTGAAAGTTGTCATAGTAATTAATAGTATTTAATTACTAGTCTTTAAATTTATAATAACTTTTCAATTTTTTATATAATTTTTTATATAATTTTTTATATAATTTTTTATATAATTTTTTATATAATTTTTTATATAATTTTTTATATAATTTTTTATATAATTATATAAATATAAATAAATAAATGACGACTGTCCCTAAACTAATTTTTATTGTCCCATATAGAGACCGCGAAAAGCAAAAGCACCACTTTTCTATATATATGAAATATATTATGGAAGACTATAACAAAGACGATTATGAAATATATTATAGTCATCAAACAGATTCTAGAATGTTCAATCGCGGAGCAACAAAAAATATTGGTTTTCTGGTTATGAAAGAAAAATATCCAAATGATTACAAAAATATTACTTTTGTATTTAATGATGTTGATACATTACCGGCAATAAAAAATAGATTTGATTATGTAACATATCCGGGAACAGTAAAACATTTTTATGGTTTTACTTTTGCTTTAGGAGGAATAGTTTCAATAAATGGAGGTGATTTTGAAAAATGCAATGGATTCCCAAATAATTGGGGATGGGGGCTAGAAGACAATGCTTTAAACGATAGGGTACTACAACAGTCATTAACTATTAACAGGGACCAATTTTTACCAGTTAATTCTAAGAATATTATTCATTTACACGACGACCCCACAAGAGTAGTTAACACAAGAGAACCGTTGGCTTATGTTAATGGCAAAATGGTTGATAATTTAAATAATATAAGTAATTTATATTATTCAATTGTTAATAATGTAAATGAAGACACCAATAAAATAAGTAATGTAAATGAAGACACCAATAAAATAAGTGCTATAAAACAAAATGAATATGTTATAAATATACATAATTTTGAAACATTAATTCCTAGCGCTAGCACTTATTATAAACAAAATATGTTAGAAAATACTCTATTAAACGCATATAAAAGCTCAACGTTAATAAAAAGAAATGTTAAACCACGATGGTTACTAACTAAGACTTTTAACAAATGAAAGTGAGTTTTTATTCAACAGAAACTACTTTTGCCAAGTTGCGTGGTTTATCTGGATTAATATGCTTAGCTAATGACACTTCATATGCTAATTTTTGTAATGTTATTATGTATAAAATTTCATTATAATAATCGAGATTTAGTAATAATATAAACTTGTCTTCACTTAATTTTAATTCATTTATAACATTTTGAGAGTTTGTTATAACAAATATGTTGGTTTCTCGAGCAATTATTTCATAATATGTTGATTTTAAAGTATTTATATCCTTAGTATTATGTATATCTATTAATAATAGTGTCAAATTTGAACTAGTTAATAGCGCAAATGGGCCGTGTTTTAATGAGCTAGCACTAAAACCTTCACAGTGGATATAGCAAACCTCTTTGATTTTTAAAGCACCTTCACATGCTATTGGATATAATTTTTCTTTTCCTAATATAAATATACTTGTTACACAATTGTTAATAATAAAATCCTTTAAGTTATTAATTTTATTCATAAAATTAATATCATATAATAGTTGTCTTACACTATTTGGAAGAATTCTAAGAGTGTCTATTTTTTTTATATTACTATAATAATCATTATTTACAAACCACATACTAAGTAGGCTTAGTATTATTAACATGCTTGTAAATGATTTTGTTGAAGCAACACTTATTTCTGTTCCGGCATTCATATATATACCACAATCCACTTCGCGCGCTATTAACGAATCTACTTTATTTATTATACCCAAAGTTACGCATTTCTTGGCTTTACAAATTTTTAAACAATTATATACATCCATTGTTTCGCCTGATTGTGATAAAAAAACGCATAGTGTGGTAGAATAATTTTTAATATTAGGTAAAGTATTTTCATTAAACTCACACGCATTTACACTTTTAACACATACAAATTGTTTTATTTCATTCAAATAAAGCTCACCTATTAATGACGCATGATAACTTGTGCCGCAGCCAATTATATAAATAAATTCTATATACTTTATAATATTACTTATATTATCTAATCCTCCCAATTTGATAATATTATTATTAATGCGACCACCATAATTATATGCTTTTTGTAGTGTTTCTGGTTGTTCCATTATTTCTTTTAACATCCAATGGCTATAATTCCCCTTGTTTTCAACTATATTTTCATAACATACTTTTTTTATAGTATAATTAGATAAATCAATTGAATCATCATGTTGGATTTGGTCTATAGCTAGAAGTGAATGTGAGGACATATTATTTATTAAATTGCTATAACTACCATTACTTATTTTGATAATATTATTGTCCTTTAATGGAATATATTCACTTATTAAGCCAACAAAGCCATTTGTTTCTGAAGTACATATTATAAAATCATTATTATAACCTAATAATAATGGTGACCCTTTTCTTGTCACATAATATGTGTCTAATTGTTTGGTATAAATAATTACAAGCGCCCATGTTCCTTCTAACTGACTTAGCGTTTTTTTTATTGCTTCTTCAATATTACATTCCATAACTATAATATAATATTCTATTAAATTAGCAATAACTTCGCTATCTGTATCGCTGTAAAAAGTATAATTCTTAGATTGTAAAAACTCTTTAATTGCCATAAAATTATTTATTATACCATTATGAACAAGTATAATTTGTTTGTGTTGTGATATATGTGGATGCGCATTAGCGTCCGTCTTTCCGCCATGAGTTGCCCATCTTGTATGTCCAAGTGCTATTCTAGAAAATAATTGTTGCTTATATACTTGTTGTTGTTGTAAGTCGTTTGTTTCATATAATGATTGAACTAAATCAAAACAATCATGTTTTGATGTTGATGCTTTTTTAATTACTTCAAACTTGCTTGTCAAGTCATTATAATAACATATTCCAATTGAGTCATAGCCTCTATTTTGTATTAATTCTAAACTATTAAAAATATGTTTTAATGAATTTTTCGTATTTTTGGAATATATAAACGTTATTCCGCACATAACATAATATAAATATAAAAAGTTTTATATTTATATTATAAATATTAGATGTTATAAATATTAGATGTTATAAATATTAGATGTTATAAATATTAGATGTTATAAATATTAGATGTTATAAATATTAGATGTTATAAATATTAGATGTTATAAAGACTACAAATAATGACCTTTTCCTGTTTTAAATATTTTAAAACGAGGCGTATAAGGAACAATATTAACATAATTAACTTGTGTTGGTAAAGGGGTGCTATTACTTATACTTTCTCTTAAATCTTCTATACATTGTTGAGATAGTCGATTGCGTCTATTTGACCTAACTAAATTAGCAAAATTTTGTTTTCCTAACTTATTAGTTGTCAAAATTTGACTATCTTTTGCTGAACTATGTTTATTTGCGTTAATTTTATTTTTTATTATGTCTTCTGTTGTTGTTATACATTGTTCATCTATTTGATATTGATTAACAAAACCACGACCAACAATAACATTTTCATCATATGGTTTAATTGATAATAGCTTTGGAACATTATTTAATCCAATAAGCCCTTGAATCATTTTTCTTGATAAATTACTTCCATTTTTCTCTGGAATAATTATACTGTTTGATGTTGAAGTACTTGCTCCTGGTAAAAGCTCAATTGCCTTTGATATTGTATCAATATTACTTGGGTCTCTAATAATTTCAATATTATTATTTGGATATCTATAAAGGGGATTTGGATCTGTTTCTGGATTATGATATATATATATACATTCTACGTCTGTAAAATCGCGACTTGGTGTTGTATAAATTAAACTCTCAAAACTTATAGAATTAGTATTTATTAATTTATTATTATTAAATAGTTTAAAACTTAAAAATGTATTAAAATAGACATCATAGGTAAATCTTACATCTAAAAGAACGGGTTTAAGTAGATTATAAGATGAACTTTCTATAGTGGTTTGAGTTTGAGGTAGATTTCTAGTATTTAAATTGTTAGGCTTTGTTATGGTTACATTATCAAAACTAATTGTACTAATGCTATAATTAGCACTATTATTGAAGTAAGTAATATTTGGTCTTGTAATGTTACCAGATATGCTAGTAAAAGCAAGATTATTAAACTCATTATAATGACTTTTTAAGTTATTAACATCAAATAAGTTATTAAAATAAATAGTAAATATTTTATTAATACTGGTAAAAATATTATAAGCACTAACCCTTTTCAAAAGTATATTTGCTGATAACTCAGTATCATATAAATAGTCATTATCAATATATTGTTGCAGACTATTATATTTTTTTTTGACATTCTCTGGATTATAAATAGAGCTAGTATTAATATTTTCTACAAAATTTATTTTGCCCGAATCATATGGAAAACTAATGTGTTTATATATATCACTTTGAATAAGACCTGTTCTAAAATTACCCAAAGATAAATAAACAATATATGGGTTACCTATTTTTCTAGTAAAACTAATAGGCTTTGAGGGTGTCGACACTTGAACGTTTAACAAATGTATATTAGAGCTAGTATCAAATAATATTTGGCTTGTTGCCTTTCTCACCATTTCAAAATTATTTGTTCTAATTAAAAAAGTCTCAAAACTTATTGTTAAACTATTGTTAGGTGTAGTATCATAACTTAAGTCAACTGTATAGACTATTTTTTTATTATTAATAGTGTATTTATTATATATATTATTGTATATATTGAAAGGTGTAGCGCTAGTGATTGGTGTTAATGATGTTATATCAGAAATGTCACTAAATCTAGTAAAACTAGGGAGACTAATATCTCTATATAAATTAATGAGTCCATCTACCGGTGTTATACTTTTAATTTTACACATTAAACCATTATAACATATATCACTATTGACCCCTTGTCCCCTGGTAAAAAAAGAATTACTAAAATCTCTAGTTATATAGTCTTTTACATTTAGTTTATAATAATCATAATTAGGATTATTGGTACTATTAGTACTACTATTTTTATGAAAATTGGAACTATTATCTTTATTATTAAAATAATAATTTAAATTAAATAATTTAGAACCAATAACATCAATCGAGTCTTTTGTTAATAAATAATTATTATTAGGGATATAATTGTTTATATTAGTATTTTTAATAAATACTAATTTACCAAATTTGTTATTATCAGTAAAAATGAATTTTATGTTATTTTTTATATTATTTAATGTTAATAAACAATCACTTCGTGCTATGCCACCGTCACTCACTCTTAAAGAAATGTAGTTTAATATTATAATATTAGTAGAATTATCTAGTGAATTAAAGAAATTATTTGTGGTTAACAAGTGCCGAGAAAAATCAGTAGTGACATTTGTTTTTAGAAAAATTTTTGCTCCTTCACTAATGCTGTTTATTTTATTTTGTGTCAAAATAATATAGTTGTTACGGGTCGCTGGGTTGAAGTTAAGCGCCATATAATTAAAAATAACATTATATATTCTTAAATTTATATCTTAAATTTATATCTTAAATTTATGATATTATATCCGTATTATTAAAATACCAATTTGTTGATAAATAATCCGCTTTTGTATCGCTGAGCTTACTTTGTTTGCTTGATTTAAGATTTGGACCTTTATACATTATTGAATTTATTTCGAAAGTTCCTATAGCATAGTTATAATATTTTAAATTAGAAATAGCGCCATCAAATCCTCCATTATAATTCACATATAAATTATCATAGTTTTGTTTAATAATATTTGATAATTTATGACGTTTTGTTAAATTACCATTAATATAAATATCAACCACATTTTGTGCTGTTGTTCTAATTACTACACATACCCATTTTTTAATAGGAATACCATCGACATATATATCATCATAATAAGTATTGTTATTGTTTTCATTATTATGAAATACGTTTACTCTAACTAACATTCCTAAAAGGGGGAACTTATCTAACAAATTATCGCTAATATTTTTTTTACCATTATATAAATATACACCCGGACAATTGTTAGGACCAAATATTCCTGTTCCCCCTTCGCCTTGTGAATTTGGTGAAGATCCTTTATTGAAAACATGTTTGAAGTCAATTGTTTCTTTATAATCTGTAGCATTAACATGTATCCAAAATGCGTAAGAGAATTCAATTCCCTCATATTCATTTATACTGCGTAAGATAGGGATTGATGCTTTTTCGCCTAAAGACTGTGTAATAGTTAGTCCTTCTGTCCCATCTTTTAATCCATATATTAAAAATGGTGTTTCTGATGGCGAAAAAAAGTAATATAATAATTTGCTTCCAACATAAAATAGTAAAGCAAAAATAATTATTATTGCCAATAAAAATGTCATTTTTGCTATCGTTGTGTTTGACGATAAAAATTCATTTGCTGATTTTAATCTTGATTCCGCACTATATGGAACAGCTGCATTTATATTTTTGGTAATATTAGTAAATATACTTTCTGGTGGATTCATAATATTAATATATAATATTATATAAATTATATAAATTATATTTCAAAACTGCCTTTTTCTGTATTATACTCTAAAAAGCTTACTTTTAATCTATATTTATTAAATAATGATTTTGCTAATGATTTATCAATTCCTTCTTTATAAATATTGTATGCTTCTTGTGGATTTATGGAATCATTTTCATAGCGAATTCGTGTAATAAAGCCTTCAAATCCACTATTAATACCAGTATTATTTGCGGCGGTTGTGCCTTGAGACATATTTCCTATATATATATTTTTTTTCTCAGTTGTGCTATAAAAATTATGATATAATCCGTGCATTATAAATGAATTTCGCAATTTTCCATCTAAATATACATCTAGTGTTCTTGTGTCAATACTTAATGTTAAATTGTTCCATTTTTGAACTGATATATTTGGTATTTTATATCTTGTGTAATTTCTTCTATTTGCTAAAACACTTCTTGCTCTTCCTGATACATTATTATCTAAATATGTTTCAATATCAATTAATAAATTATTTTCGTATTTATCTAAAGCAATGTTTATATTTTTAGGTTTAATTTGGTTTAAACTAATATCTTTTTCAACTTTGGTGCTTAGACCGCTTAACATCGAAGCTAGTTCAGGTAATGTTGGTGCTTTTGAATCAACGGCCATATATAATATATTTTTTTCGTTTGATATATTATTGCCCCAATTATCTATGTAAAACCATACACTTAATGTAAAATTTGATGAGCTATTTTCTGGAATATCTTGCGCCATTATTATATTGCTTTTTGTTACAAACAATGCACCTACAGAACTTTCTAGTGATACTGGTTTAGCGGCATCACACATAACATCATAAATTATATTTGTTTTGAAAAATAAATTGCGAAGGCCCCATATTACCACAATAATCAAGATTATTACAATAATAATATTAAATATGCCCATATTAAAATATTAAAATATTAAAATATTAAAAGATCTTAAATATAATATCTTAAATATAAAATATATTTATTTGTTATTTAACTATTAACGATAAACAATTATTAAACTATTAACTATTAACTATTTGTTATTTGTTATTTGTTATTTGTTATTTGTTAAATTATATAATAACTCAATTGTTAATGGACTTGTAATTTCACTATAATAGTTTATTTCTTTAATACTTCCGTGTATTCCTTCATTTTCTCCTATTGTTACTTTATCGCCTTTAAAATATGGGGTTACGTCTTTTTTTGTTCCTACCAATTTGCCATCTATAAAAACATCTATACTATTATTGGAATAATTAATAACAAAAAACAACCATTTTTGGTGTTTTATATTTTTCCCTTCATATATAGTATCTAACTGGTCTCCTTTATTATTTAGTGTTCTAGATTTAACAATAATAGATTGTGATTTTCCATTATAATATATTGCTGGTTTATAAGCGTAATTAAATATTTCAGTATCTTTATTATAAGCTATTGATGTATTTGTTGGTTGTGGATTTATATAAACATAAAAACTTATACTATATGTATAATTGTAGGGAAATTTGTTTATAACTTTGGGTGGATCAAAAAAACTGGTTTTAATATTATATATTCCATTATAATCATTTTTCAATAATTTAAAATTGTAACCTTTTGTGTCGCTTATATTGTCTTTTGTTTGTTTAGTTATTTCTTTAGATTCAGGAGCTATTTCTGTTGAACTATCGAATGATTTAAATAGTGTATTTTCTTGTTTATTTAAATTTAATGTAGTTAATAATGCGTCAATAGGATTTGTTATAATAGGATTGCTTGTGCTATCAGTTTTAGGTATTGGAATATCAATAGTAGAATTAACATTTTTGTTAAGATTTTGATATATAGCAATAACCTTTTTTTCATTTAAATAATAAGGGTCTGTTCCTTTTAACAAGCTGCTTTTATTAAGTGTTCTAAAATATTTAAATAAGAACGGCAATATAAATAGTAATGTTATTAATAGCATTAGTATAAAAAGTAATAAATATACAGAACTTGGTGTTAATTTAATATCTTTATTTATTTCATCAATAACAATTATTAACAAACAAGGTATAAAGAAAATAGTTTTTTTGATAACACAAATGTAATCATAAATATTCTTATTTGGGTCACTATTTTCACACAAGTCATTTGAACCTTGCGTTTTTATGGAAAATAGTGCCGCAAAAATTGCTAACACAACAATTACAATTGTTATGCTTATTAGAGATTGTGTAATACTAAACATATTAGTATTTTTTTGTGAATATAGCACATAGTTGATTATGTATATAATACTTATTAGTATAAATAAGAGTAGCCCAATATACATGAATAAAATTCTTAATGGTTTTAAATATGTGCTTTGAATTCTGTCACTCTTTATATTATAAATGGCTGCGTCATACTTGTCGGCAGTTAGCTCCATATTGTCAGTTCCATTTATAGCAAGTCTCTCATTTGGATTAATCTTATTATTATTATTATTTCTAAATACTAGAAAAAGAAAATAAAAGACTCCAACCCCTAACAATACTATTGCTCCTAATATTTCGTAGGGTGTATTTTGTAGTCCAAATAGATTGTAATAACTATTTAAATAATAAACTAGACCAAAAACTAATAAAATGACTAACACATTAATGTATCTATAGTAAAAATATTCATGCATCGCGGAATTAGCTTTATCTTTGAATTTTATTCCATTAATTAACACATCTGTTGAAATGCTTATACTATTTTTTAAGAAATTCACTGTTTTATCTGAATATTCACTAATTTTATTAAAACCAGTTTTTAATAATTCTCTCATTATTAGATAATATTAATAATATAAATTAATAAATTTATATTATCCACTATTACAAAGTTTGTGTTTCCACTATTACAAAGTTTGTATTTCCACTATTACAAAGTTTGTGTTTCCACTATTACAAATTTTCATATGCTGTTTTTTTTCCATGACAATCTCTACATAAAGCTACTAAATTAGTAATATCATTGGATCCACCATATTCTAGTTTCATAACATGGTCTACTTCAAACCATGCAGGCAACTGTTTTTGGCAACCTTTACAATGCCAGTTTTGCGAAGCCGCCACAAACTTTTTTTTGGTTTCACTTACACTTCTTTTTGTTGAAGTATTTCCAGATTGTAATATTTTTTGTTGCTGCTTTGTCATATTATTATAATTCGCATTTATTGACTTTTGTAAATGTTGAGACTCTCTATAGTTTGTTCCGGCACTCAAATTATAATTGTTATTTAATTCATTACTTATTGATTTAGATGTAAAATCAATAATTGGAGTTATAATACTAGCGGTGTTTCTATCTATTGGTAAATATTTAATGTAACCATTTGTATTAACTACAAAATCTCTATAGTTTGCTGGATTTTTCTTTATAAATAAATATATACATAGTCCAACAAAAGCGATTAGTCCCATTTTATAATATTTTTCATAATTTTTAAGTTTAGCTAGTAATTTACCTTCAAAGTATGTATTAAGCAATACAAAACCCGTTATAGTTAATATGAGCAATTCAAATTTCATATTTATTATTAATAATTATAATAATATATTAATTATAGTAAATATAATAAATATAATATAATTTGTAGTAAAAAAAATTCATAATAAAAATGAAAAAACTACTATTTAAAGTTAATAGTGAGTCCAATTATTACTAATACTAACAACACTACTAAGCTCCCAAAAATGTATTTTTGCTTATTTCTGCTTTCTTCATATTTTTTTAGCTCCTTAATTTTATAGTTTTCATAATATTTATTCATTGCGTCATAATAAGTTATTTCTGGTTTTCCTAAATAAATATTTATTTTATTATGTATAAAATGTACCCATTTTACAAATGACTCACGAGAGTCTAAATATGGTGTAACAGGATAAGCATCTAAAAATTTACTAAATACATTACCTATATCACTAATTGGCAAAAACAACGGTAAATTTGTTATAAAGTCATAATATTTCTTTTTTGTTGAATCATTGCTATTGTTAGGATAACTTAAGGCAATTGTATATAAAACAAACCAATAATGTGGTCCCCATATTATTGGATTTAATACATTATTATTTGACATATTATTATTTGACATATTATTATTTGACATAACTTATAAATAACATTAACAAAACTATTGCGTGTTTTTACCATAAAAACTCTTGATTAGTTCATATATTAATTTAAGTATTATAATAATCATTATAACTTTATATAAATTGATTGAATTGTCAAATAGCTTGTCATTATGTTTAAATCATAAATTCATTCCAGTCATAGTCTTCTTCGTGTTTTAAGCATTTTATATTGTTTAGTTCAAACATTTTTTGTCTTATTAATTCCAGATTTTTTTTAGCTTCTTCGTGATTTTTGAGTAATTTTTTCACTGTATATTTTGCTATACATACATTGTCTAACGCCTCAACCCACGACTCTGCTAATTCTGAGTCTGAAGCACTATATTCTTTATTCTTATACCATTCTATCGAGACTGAATAGTTATGCTCATTACATTTTTTAGTGATTTCTTGAAGTTCAATTTGATCGTTTATTAAATCTGCTTTTGCATTGTTTAGTTCTTTTTGAGAATAACCTAATGACTCAATAGCTTCTTCAAGTTCTCTTTCACAAACTAATTGTTCAAAAGATAGTGCTTGTATTTTTTCCAACTTTTTAAATAGCTCATTATGTTGTTGCGAAACACGCCATCTACAATAGTCTAAGCGAAATCCATAATTATTTAAATTTATATTTTCATCTACAAGCTGTCTTGCTATAAGTCTTTTCATTCTATTAGACACAACTAACCATTGCAGAAAATTGTCGTTTTCATTATATACTTTACACACATTAATACCAAAATGCTGGCTACCTTTAGATGTATTGTGATATACATAATATCTTGGATAATCTTGACATTTTATTTCTGACTCATATATTGTATGATAAGTCTGACCACCAACCATTTAACATTAATAAGATTTATAGTATTACAATAACATGTCAATTTTATTTATCAACATAATATATTCTATTTTATTCTTAAAATCCGATTTAAATGTCTATTTAAAATAAATATAAAACAATAATATGTAAATACATTAGACAAGTAACTATTACGCTAATTATGAATATTAAGAAGCAAGTATTTTGCAACAACTGTGGTAAATTAGGCCATTTATTTCATAATTGTCGCGTCCCCATAACAAGTATTGGAATTATTCCATTGCGAATTGTTAAAAAGTTTAATGCTAATTTAAAACATGTTGAAAATGTAATTGAACTGCTAATAATAAAACGCAAAGATAGTCTGGCTTTTATAGATTTTATGAGAGGCAAATATATTATGGAAGACAAGAATTATATTTTAAATTTATTGAATAATATGAGCATAAGCGAAAGACAATTTTTATTGGAAAACGATTTTGATACTATTTGGAGTTATTTATGGAATTATAATACAAATAACTTATACAGGAATGAAGAAAAGTTGTCAAAAATAAAATTTAATAAATTAAAACGTGGTTTTATAAGTATTTTAGAGAGCTATAATTTACAAGATTTGATTGATTTGTGTGATAAAAAGTATATTGAACCGGAATGGGGATTTCCAAAAGGGCGCCGTAATTATCATGAAAAAGATATTGTGTGTGGATTGCGCGAATTTGAAGAAGAAACAGGATACAAAAAAAGCGATATTGAAATTATTAATAATATTGTACCTTATGAAGAAATTTTTACTGGATCAAATTATAAATCTTATAAACACAAATATTTTGTTGGCATCATTGATAGTAATATTAGTCCTATAAATGATTTTCAAATTTATGAAATAAGCGAAATAAAGTGGGTAGCTATTGATGATGTATATAGTTATATTAGAGACTATAATTATGAAAAGACAAATATAATAAATGATTTAAATAAATTATTAAAAACATATAGACTATATATATAATGGCTGAAACTTCACCACAATTAAATACAGATAGTCAACAAATAGAGGAATCAGATGAAAATAAGAGAGAAGTAGAAGATAGTGAAGAACGCGACAAAGAACCCGAAGAAGTTGAAGAACGCGAAGAAGTGCAAGAAGCAGTTGAAAACCCCGAAGTAGTTGAAGAGCGTGAAGCAGTTGAAGAGCGTGAAGCAGTTGAAGAGCGTGAAGCAGTTGAGGAACGTGAAGAAGAACGTGAAGAAGAACGTGAAGAAGAACGTGAAGAACCAGAAGAAGAAGTTGAAGAAGAACGTGAAGAGCCAGAAGCAGTTGAAGAACTTGAAGTTGAAGAACTAGAAGGAGAACCGGTAAACAAAGGTGAAGGTAAAGGCGAAGACGATGACGACGACGATGACGATGACGACGACGATGACGATGACGATGACGATGACGACGATGACGATGACGATGACGATGACGATAACGATGATGACGATGAAGACGATGAAGACGATAAAGACGATAAAGACGATGATGCTATAAATTATAGCAATCCCCCGATTAATAAAATTAATAATTTAAAATTGGCACAAATGTTTAAAGAAAATATGAATAAATTGACATTAGACAAAAGTGATTTGGTAGATCTAGAAAAAAATGTTAAAACTAAAACCGAGACTAAACATTTTTTAAACGCACTTGAATTATTAAATATGAATGAGTTAAATAACTCATTTGACGAAAATTATAAATATTTGTATCCACATTTAGATGATGAATTTTTTAATATTAAAATAGCAAATAAACTAGAATTTGCAGAAAATAAGTTACAAGTAAATTTGGATTCTGACTTTGAAAAAATGAGCGACGAAATATGCGATAAGGATTTTGAGTTAGCACCATATCAAAAATTTATTAAGAATTTTCTATCAATTAATACACCTTTTAATGGCTTGTTACTTTATCATGGATTAGGTACAGGTAAAACGTGTTCCGCAATAGGAGTTGCGGAAGAGACGCGAAAATATTTAAAGTATATGGGTTACAATGAACGTATTATAATTGTGGCTTCACCAAACGTGCAAGAAAATTTCTATTTACAATTATTTGATGAGAGAAAATTAGAATTTAAAAATAATAGTTGGACAATTAATAATTGTGCAGGTCAGGGTATATTAGACGAGATTAATAGCACACATAAAGATTTAACTCGAGAAAAACTAGTAAAAATTGTAACAAATATGATAAATAATTATTATTTATTTATTGGCTATACACAATTTGCCAATCTTATAATAAAAAAATCTAATAGTTCAAATACTTTAAATAGTTCAGAAATAATAAATAAAAAGAAAGTTTCAGAACGATTGCAAAAGTTTTTTGACAATAGATTAATAATTATTGATGAGTTTCACAATATAAGACAATCCAAGGATAATACTAATAAATTGGTTTCAAATGAATTATTAAAGCTGGTAAAAAATGTCAATAATTTAAAATTATTGTTTTTGTCAGCTACACCAATGTTTAATGATTACAAAGAAATCATTTTTTTAATTAATATATTAAATATGAATGATAAACGAAGTATTGTAGATATTAAAGATGTATTTAATAGTGATGGCTCTTTTTTGGTAAATAGTGACGGTGAAGAAGTAGGATTAGAATTATTTAAACGCAAAATTAATGGTTATGTTAGTTATGTAAAAGGCGACAATCCATTTAGTTTTCCTTTTAGAATTTTACCAAAAGACTTTTCACCATCAAATAGCATATTAAATAAAACTTATCCACAGTTTAAAATAAATGCTAATCAATTAACAGAGTCAATTGAGCTATTTGATATATATATAAATAATAATATATCTCCATACCAAGAGTTTGTATATAATATTATTTTGAAAAATAATATGTCTAAATTTGATGAAGACAAAGTTGATGCCATGGACTCTTTTGGTTATACATTATTGCAAAAACCATTAGAAGCATTAAATATTGTATTTCCAAATAGCAAATTAGAAACTTATTTTGAAGAAAAGCTAAATTATTATGAAAATAATATTACACAACTATTGGAAAATGTTGACATGGAAGAAATAAATAATTTACTATCTATTAAAGAGGTTATTGGAAAGGCTGGTATTAATAACATTATGACCTATCAAGAAACATATGCTCCCAAGTCAAGACACAATTATGCATATAAAAGTAGCACTAGTTCTAATATTTTTGATAGTAATAACATTGGAAAATATAGTTTTAAAATTAAATCAATACTAGAGTCTATTAACATGAGTAAAGGTCCTATTATTGTGTATTCACAATTTATTGATGCCGGATTAATACCAATTGCTCTAGCATTAGAGTGTATTGGGTTTACTAGATATGGAACAAACAGGTCATTATTCTTAACACCGCAAAGTGAAGAATTAGATATAGCTAGTTATAAGAAGAAGTCCGAATTAATAGCGGGATCAAAATTTAATGGAGCCAAATATATTATTATTAGTGGTAATGACAACTTATCTCCTGATGTTGCTAGCGATTTAAAAGCAGCAACCGATATAAATAACATTGATGGTAAAAATGTTAAAGTTATTCTTCTTTCTGCTGCAGGAAGCGAAGGTATTGACTTAAAATATATTAGACAAGTTCATATTTTAGAACCATGGTTTAATATTAATAGAATAGAGCAAATAATCGGTCGTGCTGTAAGAACATGTAGCCATAAAAGTATGCCTCTTAATGAAAGGAATGTACAAATATTTATGCATGGGACATTATTAAATAATAATGTTGAGTCGGTGGATTTATTAATTTATAGAAAAGCAGAAGCAAAAGCAAAAATAATAGGTGTCATAAGTAGAATTTTGAAAGAACATAGTATTGATTGCATGTTAAATTACGAGCAACAAAAATTTGATGAAAAGCTACTTAATAAACAATTACAAATAACGCTTTCAAATAACAATTCAATAGTTTATAATGTTGGAGATAAGTCATATAGTCCATTATGTGATTATATGGCCGAATGTAGTTATAAATGTAAGCCCGAAATGGAAAAATATAATGAAAAAATGGGCTTAACACAAGATATTAAACCAAATAATTATTCTTATAATGAATCATATTTGCTAACAAATAACGAAGCAATAATAAAGCTCATTCAAGATTTATTTAAAGAAAAATTTTTTTACACCAAAGACCAGATTATTCGTTATTTAAGTGGTTTTAATAATTATTCATCAAATCATATTAATAATGCTTTAGAGCAATTAATTAATAATGAAAATATTTATATAACAGACAAATATAACACATTAGGAAAATTAATAAATATTGAAAATATTTACTTTTTTCAACCAAAAGCTTTAAATAATGATGCAACTATTTTTGAAAGAACTAATCCAATACAAAATAAGCCCGATGGTATAAAATTTGCTCTTCCAGAAACGTTTGATGTTTTTGATGATAAATTAAAACCAACTAAATCAAGTAAACAAGATACTATTAAAGGTGATGAAAAAGGTTACGAAAAACCCAGTTCACAAACGAAGATTAATTTTACTATGTTTGATAGTGATTTTTTGACAATTGAAAATATTGACTATGTAAAGTCAATAATTATTGAACTTGAAATTAATTATAATCATATTACTAATATGTCAGATAAAGAAGTATTAGATAAAGAAGTATTAGATAAAGAAGTATTAGATAAAGAAGTATTAGATAAAGAAGTATTAGATAAAGAAGTATTAAATAAAAAATATACACTCGAAGACAATAAATATATACAATATAGTAGTGTTATTACTCTATTAAAAGATGAGAATATTTTAAATTCAGATGTTATAAAAAATTTGGCAATTAATATTTTGTTAGATGATTTAGATTTTGACAAAACAATTTTATTAGTTAATTATTTGTTAAACAATGGGTATAATTTAACAGGGTTAACTAATTTTGAAAAAGATCTATTAATTTATTACAATGCAAATTTTATAACAAGTAATAATGGTAAATTAGTAGCATTATTTATACCAAAAAAAAGCGAGTTTGAAGATTATACATTGTATATAATAACAAAAAGCAAAGTACAACACATTAGTGGGTCAAACACATTATTTAGACAAGGCGAAATAGAAGACTATAATGATTTTGCTCAAACAATTAATAAAGCAAAAGTAGAAGAAACAAAAATGGCAAAATTACTTGGATTTTTAGTATTGTCTGAAAAAAACAAAAAAGAATTTATTACGTATTTTAAAATAAAAACTGCATCAAATAAAGGGGCAAGATGTAATCAAGCTGGAAAAGCACATAGTGAAAAAATATTTGTTAGTATCGGTGTTTCTAAGAGTATTATTGAAAAATTAAAACAATATAGACAAAATGTTTTCTGTAATGCTCTTGAAATTTATTTTAGATATTATGATTTAATAAAAAAAGATGATAAACGCTGGTTTTTTAACTTATCTCAATCATTGATAAATGACTTTAGTTAATTTGTTTTGCGTTTTCTATTAAAATATATAATTGAATTAATATTAAATATAAAAATCTTATTATATACCAAGATGTCTAAATCAGTAAATAAAAAATATTCATTAAAACAAACAAAAGACAAGTCTTTAATTGGCAAAAATTCTACTGAAAATTTGCATATATATATTAGTTCATTGTTAACGCAAAAAATCGTGTTAAATTATAATGAAGTAAACTCGGAATTATTCAATACTTTGGAAACTAAATTAAAACAATATAATGAAGGAAAATGTATTAAAGATGGTTATGTTAAAAATAATAGTGTAAAATTGTTAACATATTCTGGTGGTGAATTATTTTCAAATAAATTAGTATTTGAATGTGTGTATGAGTGTTTAATTACAAATCCAGTAGAGTCTATGCTCTTAAATTGTATTGCGCGGTCTATTACAAAAGTTGGAGTACGCGCAGAATTGTTAACTGATGATAATAATAGTCCATATATTATTTTTATAGCACGCGATCACCATTATAATAATGAAATATTTTCACAAATTAAAGAAAATGATATGCTACAAGTTAGAGTATTGGGACAACGCTATGAACTAAATGATAAATTTATTAGTGTAATTGCCGAACTTATTAATATTAATAACTATGGCACATTGAAAAAGGAGTTAGAAGGCGATTATGGATTAGAAGTGGAAGATAATTTTGACTCTAATGTAGAACAAACAGTTGGTGGTGAAAAAATTAAATTAAAAATTAAAAGAACTGGTCAAAGAGTAAAAAAAAATATGGCTTAAGTTTTAAACTTTATCATTAATAACTAAATAATCTGGTATACTTGACTTAAAAAATGTTCGTATTATTAAAAATCCACCTATTATATTTGCTATCCAACACCATAAAGATCCCCATGTATTAGTTTTATAATAAGTATAATAAATAGCAAGAAAAACTATTACATGTATAGCAAATAGAATATATTTTTTAATATATAATAATATTACTAAAAGAAATAGTGACCATATAAAAGCATACAGAGGCGGTACAATAAGCCAATTCCAAGCCAAATGGCCGTTTGGTGCTTTTGTCATTGAAAAATTAACATTTAACAAAATACCAGAAAAGAAAAAAAACATAACATATAACGTTATTAATGATGCTTTTATATTGAATTTAACATTATTTGGTATTAATATAAATAAGATTGGTTGTAGTGCTATTAAAAATAATCCTAATTGTGACAGCAATCTATTTATTTTTTTATTGTCCAAATATTTCCAAGTAAAATATTCTACTAACTGCATTGAGATGAATGAATAGAAAAATAAATACTCATAACTATTGATTACATTATTGAAATAAGCGAAATTTATTCCAAAAAAACTAAATAAAAAAGTATTTAATGATACTGTTTTGTTCCAACACATATATATATTTTATATATAAAAATTATACATAAAAATTATACATAAAAATTATACATAAAAATTATACATAAAAATTAGATACCCATTTTAAATACTATTTAAAGCTATTTAGCATTAATATTATAATAAATGGCTTCAATTGAAGAAAATAATATTCACCCCAACGATCTAGACAAATTGTGTAAAATTATTGAGCCACTTGATAAAATACATCATATTGAAATAGCAAAAATATTAAAATCAAGTTCTATTTATTTAAATGAAAATAACAATGGAATTTTTGTAAATCTTAATAAAATATCAATGGTTACGTATAATGAAATACAAGACTATATTAACTTTGTTAAAAAACAAGAAAATGATATTAATAAAGATGAAAAATTGAAAAAGGATTTGGAAACAATTTATTTTAAAGATAATAAAGATATTATTAGTAATAATATAACTAATGTTATGCACTAAACAACTATTATGTATTCCTGTTAAATTAGATGAAATAGCGCTCTATATGTTACATGACACATTACAAACAAATACAAGCATTATAGAGACTACAAACAACGAAGATAATTCAAAGAATTCTAATTTAAAGAATTCTGATTTAAAGAATTCTGATTTAAAGAATTCTGATTTAAAGAATTCTGATTTAAAGAATTCTAATTATAATAAAAAGTATCAAATGTCAATAATTCCTAATATTCCAATGAGTAAAGTACAAGTAAATTATACAAAAAAATATAGTAAATATAATGAACCATTTAAAATTAGTAATCATAAAAATTTTCAAGATAAATTATTTTGGATATTTTACAAAATAATTAATAATCTAGACGATAGTGATTTGGAAACTATAAATTCATTTAAAGTTATGAAAGAGTTTAAATTTAGCGTGGTTGAAAAACTTAGAAGCCAAAAGAATAGTTTGAAAAACTTTAAAATATCAAAAACATTTGTAGAAGAAGATTTAACTAATAATGAAAAAATCAGCTTTAAGACATTTCATGCGCTATGTATATTATATTTAATTAATGTCATAATTTTAAGAACCAATAATACATATTCTGTATTATGTAGTAATAATGATGAAAAAATTTATAATTTACAAAATTATAAAATATTAAAAATATCAAATGAAAAAATGAGCACACATTTTAATAATTTTGATGTGGAGTTAGTAAATACTAGTCTCGGCGAAGAAGAATTGCAACAATGTTTAATTAGTTATTTTCATATTGAAAATATTGAAAAACCATTAAAAGCATTTTCAAGCTATAAACTTGATGATTTAATAAAGATAGCTGAACAGTTAGCAATTACTATTTATGATGAACATGGAAAGAAGAAAAAAAAGCAAGATTTATATGAACTAATATTACAGAAATTGGCTTAAACATTATTCAATATCAACATGCGTAATCATATGTCTGCGACAGCAACATTTTTTTAAATTGAGCATATCAAGAACTTCGCCTTCGGGTGTTTTATCCATAAAATTTTTTGTTAAATATACTACTTTATCAAGTTCAAGTGATTTATCAATTTTTCGTTTCTGAACTTCGCGTTGATAATATCTATATTTATTACCCAATACTTTACCACACGTAAAACATTTTACAGGAATAAGCATATTGAACTACTATATTTATAACTAATATAATAGTTTTATATTTCAATTTTAATAAAATTTAATAAATATTTTGACTATTTAATAAATATTTTGACTATTTAATAAATATTTTGACTATTTAATAAGATTGTTCTACATTTGAATGCCCTTCATATATAGCAAATCTAGTTAATTTTGCTATCTCTTGATCGTCCATACTAATTTTTGTTTTTATTGTATCATTTTCATTCATATTAATATTAAAATAGTTTAATACTATTATGCTTACTAATACTGCTACTATAATAAATACTATTGTTTGTATCATTGTTAGTAATTTACTTGCCATTCTATATAATAAAACTATAAAATAAAATTGAATAGTTTTATATATTATATTATGACTTATATTATTATAATGTCGGTTGTACATCAAGATTGGTCTGCTGTTAAGTTTACAAGCGCCATACAAACCAATAATCCCAAAAAAGTAACTTTTAATAAAGCTCATACTCCAGAACTCATAGTTATGGATGCCCCTAAACAGCTTGGACAATTAATTGCACAAGCAAGATTAACACAATGCAAAAATCAAAAACAATTTGCAACAACTATTGGGGTGTCACAACTAATGTTAGCACGATGGGAAGCAAATAAAGAATATCCTACTAATGCGCAAATTTCTAGTATTGAAAAGCATACTAAGGTTAAACTTCCTAGATGTACAAAATGTTTTATAACTGAGTAAATAATTTTATGATTTCCTGCTTTTATGATTTCTTGCTTTTATGATTTCTTGCTTTTATGCTTGTTACTTTTATGATTTCCTACTTTTATGCTTCCTTTTTTATGCTTCCTACTTTTATGCTTCCTACTTTTATGCTTCCTACTTTTATGCTTCCTACTTTTATATTTTTTTTGTAATATTTTATTATTACCACCATCTTGTGAAACTAATTTTTGTAACTCTTTATATACATTTTCTCTATTTGGATTGCTTATAAAAATAGTAGATTTTGATGGAAAACTTTTAGAAAAAAGTGAAGGATTAGTTTTTAATAATTCTTGAAGTGCATCATTTAGGTAGTCTTCTAATTCTGAAAATTTCATAGCGTGATTAGATTTTTTATCAAGTTTATCTGTTTTGATTGTTAACTCTATAGTATTACCATGTTCGTATTTCAACATAAATAAATATGTTGAAACCAATGGTTCGTCTATATCAATACTTTTAAACTCATCAAGGCTTTTAACCATATTAGTATGTATTAGTTTAGACCTCACATTATGCCTTGCCATATCTAAAGCATAGTCATAGTTAAATATATCTTTTTTGGCGATTTCAGACTCGTCTTTTAATCGCGTTTCTAGTCTTTCTTTATTTTCTCTATTTTTAGTTAGTAGTTCTCTTTGCGTAGCTAGTGCTTTTTCTTGAATTTTTAACTGTCTAGTTAACTCTGCAAAGCTATCTTTATCCTTTTGTCGCAATTCAGGACTTTCTTCTTCCATGGTTTCTTCTTCCATAGTTTTTTGTTGCAATTGATAAATATCTTCTTTAATACTTTCAATTGTTTTATTAATTTCTTCTATAGCATGTGTTATAGTTGATTCTTGTGCTCTATTTTGTTCTAGTCTTGATTCGTGTCTAGAAGTAGTACTAATTAAATTACTTCTAGCACTAGTTAAGCGCCCATCAATTGATTTTCTTTCATAGAAAGCTAATGTGCTATCAAAATCAGTTATAGATAAACATGTATTTATATAAATTTTTATAAGGCAAGTATTACCACAGTTTCTTTTGCTGTGTTGTTGAATTACTTGTAAGGCTTCACTAAGTAAAATAGGACCACACGGATTAATTGAATTTGGTAGTGGCAATGAACCTGCTAAAGTTTTTTTATAATCTGCATCATAATTTTTAATAGTATTATAAGGTTTACCTTTTGAGTGTATTGACTCTTGACTACAACCTTGTGTATTTCGTGCAGCAATATTATAAATGATTTGTTTCCCTCTCCAACTTTGTGAACTACAATGTAGTATACCAGTGTACCATATATTGTCATAATTCATTTCTCCGGCAAAAAATAACTCGGGGAATTTATTTGGTTTTCCTGATTCATGTACATATCTAAAAGCTGGTTTATTTATATATTTGAATGTTTTTGGTTCTCCTATAAGTTGTTTACCACATATATAATTGTCTCCTGTAAAACTACATGTATGAGCTTGTCCTATATTTGTAAATGTATATAGTTCAACGTATTCTGGTATAGTAATAGCGTAATATTCGGTTTCTTCGTAATGTTCAGTATCTCCTCTCCACAAATTTCCAATTGATCTTGAATTTGTTAAAGTTCTTGACTTTCTTGAAGTTTTCGAAATCATTGTTCCATGTGCATTAATAATATATGTAACTTCTTTAGTTGTTGGTTTTTGATAAGGTGCAAGTTTGGCTTCTTCACTTGCTAGCTTGCGTTGGAGATGTGCAATTGCATCCATTGTCGATTTCATATATAGTATGGTCCTCTTGTTTTTTATTTCTTTCATACTCAAAATCAATCTCGGCCTTAAGGCTTTCAATTTTTTGTCTTATTTCTTGTTCTGATGTTGATGTTTCCATATTATAATACAAACTATTTTTTTTTGCTTATTTTGCTTTTATAGTTTTTTCCTTTTTATAGTTTTTTCCTTTTTATAGTTTTTTCCTTTTTATAGTTTTTTCCTTTTTATAGTTTTTTTCTTTTTATAGTTTTTACGCTTACTAACTTTCTTATTAATAGATCTAATTTTATATAATGTTCTTTTGTAGCTACCTCCACGCTTAGTACTACTACTACTACTACTACTAGAAGTTGTAGGGATATACAATGGTGTAAAACCTATTGATCCCGAACTACTTAACCTTTGTTGGTGAACTGTTCTGAAATAGTCATCTATTTGACTCCTCTTAATTTTAGGTATATCCGGTATAACACCAGATAACTGTAATGTTCCTAATTGTTTATACATTTCTTTAATTATACCCATATAGTTTCGATAATTAATATCCGAAGTTAAAACAATTTCAACTTTAGCTGGTAAGCTTGAATATTGTATACACTTGTCCTTCACAAAATAATCTATTGCATATGTTAAACAATCTTGTAAAAATAACCGCCAATGAGATTCTTCAAATATAGTTGTAGTAAAAAAGTTTTCTTTTCTAATAATAAATGTTGTCTTATCTAACTTTGATTCAATTTGCAATACTTTATTTGAAATAGGATAGTCTAAAATAGGATAGTCTGTAATTGGTTTACTAAATTCATGTATACTTTTTACTATATTTGAACTATTCAAATCATTTAGTTTAGTTTCTAGATCATAATTTTTGCGCCCTTTAAAAAGTTTTATTTTTGGTGATTCCGGATTTGATTCTAAAGTAAATTTTATTTCACGAAGTAATAGAGCTAAATTTTTGTTCTCTAAGCATGTTTGTATATAAACTTTGATGGTTACTTTGGTGTCGGTTCCTATTGTTTCCTTTGCGTGTTTTTGAATAAACTCTAGGGCATCAGAAAGCAAAATCGGACCACATTTATGTTCTTTTTCTAATATTTGTTTGTACCATGCTGAATATTTTTTATCTGAATTATAACTTGTAGATGCACGACCAACAATCGGTTTTACTAAATCACTACGACATTGTGTTCCGGGTTTTGTATCCATACTATAAATAACACTTGAAGTGTTTGTACCATCTGCATTTTGTATACAATGTGTTATACCACTATGAAATTTTTTGACTACATGTACATCATTTTCATCTTCAAAAAATATATTGGGAAATTTATTTGATTCCCCTGGTATGTGAGAATATTTATAAGCAGGAGTTATTATATCTTCCATACGCGTTGAAAACGAACGTTTTGGTTTACATACATTATCCGGTACAGTAAAATTACAACGAAAGAGTGATCCAAATTCTGTATATGTATATAATTCAACATTTTCAGGCATAGTAATAGCATAATATGTTGTTGTAGAATCAATATTATGTTTATACAACATAAGCCCATGTGCTGAAATTGTATATACAGATTCCGCTTTTACAATAGGAGTAGTCATTGCTAAACGGGTAGTCCCAGACATATATTTATATATATATAATATATAAATAATATGTACTATAAATAATATGTACTATAAATATTTTATATGTAATATAAATATTTTATATGTAATATAAATATTTTACAATTGAAACAATTTGTAACCATCATCGGTCTTTGTTATTCTAAATTCTTTATTTGAATTATGAATTTCTCGATGACAACTTTCACATATATTTATTAAATTGGCTTTATGATTTTTATTAAATTCACCATTAATAATACCGTCTTTTGCATTTTTCTGGTATTGTAAATGATGAACTTCAATTCCTTCATTGCTATTACATAGTTCACACATTCCTCGCAATTTATTTGCATTATAGCGGCTTTTTTTTGCTTCTAACACACTAGTATGTGTTTTATTATATTTATTTCGAATAGCATATGCTCGTTCAATAAAATCTTCGGGTAATGCTAGTGATTTACATACTTCCAGTCCATACATTGACTCTCCATGTCCCATTCTCAACTTTCTATCATATATTAAGGTGTTTTTTTCACGATCAAATAGCACACACATATGATATGCTTTAAGTTTAGTAAGACTTTTTATTTCTTCGTATTCTAATATTTCATGAAAGTGTGTAGCAAATAAAAAGGTGCTTTGTAAACTATGTAATCTCTCTAGACTAGCAACAAAAATACTTAATGCTGATGTTGTTTCTGTTCCACTGCATAATTCATCGCCCAAAATAATACTGTTTGATGTGGCATTTTTTATAATAGTTCGTAATTCACACATTTCTACTGCAAAGGTAGAGAGACCTTTAAAAATATTATCATTACCTAAAATGCGGGTAAATAAATAATCATATGGATAATATATAAATTCTTCACATGGAACATACATACCTGCTTGTGCCATTATAATAGCTATTCCAATTGATTTAATAAAACTAGTTTTTCCAACTGCGTTTGTACCATATAATAATATTCCATTATTACTTGTTCCCAGCTCTAAATCATTTGTTACATATAATTCATGTGTATTTAAATGCTCTATTAGACAATGTCTAAGCTTCTTAAAATTAACATATGATTTTGTGTTTGATACAATTTGTGGCTTACAATAATTATATTTTAATGCATTATATGCCTTTACATAACATACATCACTTAACGCTACAAATTGAGAGATTGTTCCAAGGAGAGATGTTTTAGTGCTTTCTATATTATTGTCCTTGTAATAATTTAGGGTAAGATTATTGAATTCACTAATAATAGTTTTATAACTAATACTTAGTTCTTCAATTAACCAATCTCTCGAATTTTGAATAGCATTAGTTAATTTGCTAATTTGGCTTGATATTATTATATTATTAGTATTATTTGAACCATGGCTTTTAAAATCGATAAGTGTTAAGTCTAATTCAATAATTTCATTACATTTGCTATACTTTGAATTATAACATATACTATATTTCGGTCCACACTTAGCTATAACCTCACTAATTAGTGTTTTTAATAAATAGGCACGGCGTTTTGTTATGATTAATAACGCATCACTTTTCGGTGTTTCATGAATTTTAACATAACTATAGCACAATGATGAGGCACTTGTGTTATCTATTTCATGATTTATTTGCGGATTGTTAATATAATCACTATTATAATAGATTTCAGAGTCTTCATTTAACATTGTTTTCTTGGCGGTTTTTGACTTAGCACTTTTTACAGATGACCCTACTTTTTGTTTCTCATAATCTCTCAACAATTCTGATAAAAAATTGACAATTGCATCTAATTGTTCTCTTGAATCAAAACTATTTTTGAATAGTTTATTTAATTTAGTGTTATAAGTTTTATTAATAAAGTCAAGCTCATATAAGCTATAACTTGCAAATTTATCATAACTAATATTAGAAAGTTTGGTCAAGTCAAATACTTTTTCAATATAACTATTAAGATAGTTAATGCTAGCACATATGTTGCCTTTTATTATGCTAGAAATATGTGAATATAGTAAGTTATTAGATTCAGAACTGCTTATTTTTTCAAATAATATTGAAATATTAGAGAGATTAGCATATAGCGTACCAAAATCTTTAGGATCAAACTTATACATATTAAGTTTTCGCTCAAACTTCTCAATATCTCTCACATTTAACAAATAATGGTTAATAATTTTATAGAATTTTGTATCTATTAACTCTTGTGTTACTTCATAACTTGTGTTCAAAATAGCAATGTCATTTATTGGGTGCAACAAATCATATACAAATTTACGCCGCCCTGCGTTTGTAATTGTATTATTTAAAAAATTAGCTATACACCCTAATTTACCATTATAGCGCTGATCGCTAATCATATTTAATTGTTTGAGAGAATGGTTTGCTAAAATTAATTGACTATTAATATTTTCAAAATGCGGATAGTCAATGGCTTTAATTAATGATGGATTGTGTTTTTCAATAAACACCAATAAAAAACATAAGCTTTGATTGGCAATACTATAATTTTGGAATTCATATTTACATCTATAAGAACCCTGTCCATATATTTTATCTATTAATGTTTCTTGATATAACTGTTTTTCACAGTTTTTTGCAATAGTCTCAAAGCTAGTAGGTTCAACATTGGCCTCTTCATTTTCAAGTAAATAAACCTTGTGAATTTTTGCCGAATTAATATTTGCATAACTAATAACATCATCAATAAAATGACAATTTTGACCATTTTCACCATCTTGACTATTTTGACTATTTTTATTAGTAATAATAATTAATTCACACGGATTATAAATTGAAATGTATTTTTCTAATTGATCATATGTTGTTGGGCTATTGCTATAATTAATAGTATATTCATAGCTTACAAGTTTTCCTGTAATAATATCTATTAATGTTAATCCAAGAGTAAGCATTTCTTCTTTAACAATTTTGTTCTTTTTGCTATAGTGTATCCATATACACATTGTATTATTAGTTAAATATTCATTACTAGAACCAACCGAACTATAATAATCGTTATTATCAAAATATGTTCCTGGCGAATATATACAACCCAAACTGCGAGTAGTTTTATTTGGTTGTTTATCTTGAATATATACAACTATTGTATATCCATGATGTAACATTTTTCTAACATATTTGTCTAATTGAGTTACTCCAAATCCAGCCATTACAACATTGTGCTCATCAACATAAGTATTTTTATTAGCAATTATCATATCATTAATTTGTGTAAAATCTAGAATATCACTACCTTCATAAACACCTTCCGCCTTTTTTATAGCATAACATTCGTAAAAACTGCCTACTTCCATCAAAACTAATGTTTTTGTGCCATAAATCACTTTATAGTGTTTTGTATATTCTAAATATTCTTTTACCAATGTCATAAGATTATTTTATTGATTATCATAATAATTAATAAAATAGTTTTAAATAGTATTATTAAAATAGTATTATTAAAATAGTTTTCATAAAATAGTGTTATCATTTAAAACGTCCCTTTTTTCTATAAAGAAAAAATAATGCTAATAGTGCCAGATTTATTATCATACTAACCATGCCTGCTATAATTAATGAAATATCAAATATAAAATAACCGTGTAGCAACCAAAGCAAATTAGTTAGTAAAATGAGTGATAAAGAATAGTATGATAAATCTTTTACACTTTTTGTTATATATGTTTTGTATAATTGGATTGAGTTTACTATTGGTGCTAATGTTGCTATAATAAATGGTATCATTATATATTAACTCTATAAATATTATTATCTAACATATTTACTTGCTCTGGCAAATGAATCTAATACAAATAGTATAAATATTCCTAAAAATAAATATAATATTAATTCTTCTGTAATATAATTTGTTTTTTCATTATGTTGTTCTTCTAATAAGTGAATTATATATTCTAATTTACTTAAAAGTTTATTATTATCAAAATTTAAATTATTTGAATTTTGTGGAGATGAGTCATATTTTAAATTATAGCTATCACTATAATTTGATAGCCCATTATTTTTAGTTATATTTCCTAATAAGCTTGAATTATATAAATTACTTATATTAGCTATGGGACTTTTATTTGCTGTTTGACTGGATATTTGACTAGGTATTTGACTGGGTATTTGGCTAGCAGTTTGGTCTGCTATTTGATTTAGATTTTCTGCATTGTTTAATTCATTATTGTTGAAAAAAACATTGTGTGGTATGTTATTCCCAGATTGTCTCATTTTTTGAATTTTTTCTAGTTCACTATTCAAACTATTTGTTAATGATTTACTAATATTGTCGTCTATAACATTAGCACTATAGTTATTGTTATAGTCTTCATCTTCCTCACTATTTTCATGGATCTTTGACATCAAATTTCCTAAATTAGTTATTTTATTTTTAGGCAAATCATTATTATTTGTATTAGGAATAGTAGTACTGCTAAATTCTACAGATTTCTTATTTTTTAGAGTTCTATTGGAATTTTTAGATAATTTTGATTCTAATAAGTTAGAATTTTCAGAATCAAGTGGAGCCGGATTTAGTTGAATCATATTATTATATTGTTATAAAAAAATAAGATTATATTATTCTCAAAAACTACTAAATAACTCTATTATATTTAGAAATTAATTATTGATTAATTAATAATTTGCTAACATTTAATGTTTTAATAATAACAAATAAAATAAATATTTTATTATTATAATACTATTGATTTAAGTTATGTTTAATATTTTTGAAAACTTCAAAAAATACAAATTTATTGATATAGTAAATAATTTAGATACAAATAAACTGTTTGCAGGTTTATTTATGATTGCTATGAATATAGGGTCTAGATATATTGAATTAAAATTAACGAAAGGTCAAGAGCTATTATTAAAAAGTGTTGCTCGAGAAGTTCTTATTTTTACCATAGCTTTTATTAACACAAAAGATATTACTGTTTCTATTATTATTACTGTTTTATTTATAATATTGGCAAATTATTTGTTAAATGAAGAGTCTAAATATAATATATTACCAAATAAATATAAAAATTTATCTTTAACAAGTGAAAAAAATGATAAAATAGTTACAGATTATGAAATAAATAATGCTTATGATACATTAAGGAAAGCAAAACAACAAATAAATAATTATAATAAATTAAGCTTAATTGAATCTTTTAATAATGTTAGTTATTTTTAAAATTAATATTTGTATATTATAGTTTAATTAAATTGTAGTATGCCATCATTAATAAAACCAAAAGCAGAACCAGAAGCAGGTAAACCAAAAGCAGAACCAGAAGCAGAAGCAAAACCAGGAAAAGCAGAAGCACCAAAAGCAGAAGCACCAAAAGCAGAACCAAAACCAGGAAAAGCAGAACCAGGAAAAGCAAAAGCAGAAGCAGAAAAAGCAGAAAAAGCAGAAAAAGCAGATAAAGTAGAAGATAGAGATAAAAGAAAAGAAGCAGCTAAAGTAGCAGAATCTCAAGAATATGTAGTAAATGTTGAATTAAGCGATCAAAACAATAATATTTTTTTTATTGAAGATGTTAATTATCGGAATGGTGCCAATATTAGGTTAAAAGACTCAGATTGGCCAGACACAGAAACCGAAGCACGTTCAATGAAAATGAATAGAGATATTTATTATCTTGATAACTCTGTTATTCAAGAATTAAAAAGCATTTTTAAATATATGAAAAAAATTGACTATATAATTCCACCATCAGAAAAAAAAGAGTCTGGTGTGCGATATCCAAATGATATATCTGAAGTACAACTAATGATGGAAGATTCAACTGATTTAGCCGAACTTCACAAAATTTTTACAAAAAAACCATATGTTAGAATAGTTAGAGATAACATAATAAATTTTAGTTCAGGAGCTTATCAAAATGATAGAAGAATTGCACCAATTAATAAAAGTGATGCTATTAATAAAATTGTATCAGATAATTATAAATATATTTATAATACTAAAAAAACATCTGACTTTGATGATGATGAAATAAAGGATACATTAATGTTTAGTAATATAATGTATATAATTAAAAATATATTCTTTAAAAAAGAAACTATTTTAATAAATATCAAAAAAGAGAAATATTATGTTGATGAAATATTATTTTATGATTTACCATTTATTCATATGAAAAAAAAAGACTATGACACAATTAGAAATGTAACTATTTACTTAAAAGTAAAAACCACTTTAATTATTGATATTCCAATAATAAAAATTCATTATGTAATTGATGACTTAGAAATACCAAACATAAAAATTAGTGCACCAACACTATTATATCCCAAAGATATAGATGCGGACTTATCTAGTTTTAATACCATGTACATATTTAATAATATTAATTATAAAAAAGAAAATGATAACATGAATGCTTTTTATAATAGTTTAAAAAATGAAAAACGAGTTAACAAAATGTTAGAACTATTTGTTAATTCGGACATTGTAAATATGTATAAAAACAGATTTCCCGAAATAATAAATGAAGACAATGCAAATAATAATAAAGGTGATAAAGATTCAAAAAAAAATGCAGAACAGCTAACACCAGAAGAAGAAGAAAAAGAGAAAAAAAAAGAAGAAGAGAAAAAAAAAGAAAAGCAAAAAAAAGCAGAGCTAGAAAAAGAAGAGAAAAAAAAACAAAATCGGATTGTAACAGAAAATATTATGTATTTACTTCGTGAAAAATTTAAATTATTTGATAATAATATTTTGATTAACAAAAATCTTGTAGATGACACGTATATTGTATATCATACAAATACAAGTCAGATTAAATATCACAGTATTATGGCAAATAAAAAATACGATAAGTATGACAATTCAAGAAAAGATGCGTCAATACAGACAATTTTAAAACAACATTTAAAAAGATTTAATACAGATTTTTCAAATAATGATTTTTTTTACATTGATGAATCAAGCGATAAACGTTTACTAAACAACGTTTATAATATTGTAGTCATTTTTAGAACATATAAATCAGATGGTTCTAAAAAAAAACCATCACTTATGCGGCGCTATATTGGCGATGAATGCTTGTCAAATGCTACTATAATGGATAATATATTTTCAAAAATAATGTATGGAACACTTGGACTTCCTGACAAATTTTTTTATGATAAATTTATTAATATAAATAGAAATAGTATGACTGATACTACAGATCCTGCAACTACTCCAAATACTCAAAATACTCAAAATACTCCAAATGCCGATACTGTAAAAAAGGGAGGCAAAAAATATAAAAGCAAAAAGTACAAAAGCAAAAAGTACAAAAGCAAAAAATACAAAAGCAAAAAATATAATAGCAAAAAATATAATAGCAAAAAATATAATAGCAAAAAATATAATAGCAAAAAATATAAAAGCAAAAAAATACAAAAACTATCTATAAAATAATAATTCTATATATTATAAAATGTTTTATAATAAAATGTTTAGAATTAATCTTTTGAATTTAAAACTTATAAAACAGTTTACATTAAAAAAACCAATGCAAACCTTTTTATATTTAGCAATTGTTTTAGTGTTACTATATTTTATTGGTAACTATGTTTTACCATCTAATATAGTATTTAAAGAAGGCTTTGACCTATTTAGTAGTAGTTCTAGTCCTAGTGCTATGACATCTGACAAGTCAACTAAATTAGTATATTTTTATATGGATGGATGTGGTCATTGTAAGAATTTTACTCCAACATGGGATAAATTTTGTTCGGCAAATTCTAGCACTATTAAAACTTATAAATTCGAACAAGCACAAGTGCGAGAGCAAATAAACACTTATGCTATTTCTGGCTTCCCAACAATTTTACTATTAGATGAAAATAATGCTAAAATAGATGAATATAGCGGACAACGAACACTCGAAGGTTTAACTAGTTATGTGAATGGTCACGCTTCGCATAGTTAGATAGTAGCGAAGTATAAAATATCCATCGCGAAAACAAGTTTATTATAGCTATTATTAGCAATAAAAATACTAGGGAATACAGTGGGTTTGTAAAATTAAAAAGATCACTTATAGATTTGAGTTTAGGAAAATCAGTTTTGGCCATTTTATATATATAACTTTTTTTAAATTATATATGTTAATAAAAATTGATTAACTTTATTTAATAATAATATTAAATAAACAGTAACATGCTTCATAAGTTAAACGATTTAACATTGGTTAAAGTTGTATCAAGACCATCTAAAGTATGTAAAACTCCATATGTTGCCGATATACAACTTGAAGATGGGACAATCGTTCAAGCACATTGTGCTTCACTTGGTTGCTGTGGACTATGTGAAAAAGATTGCTATGTTTATGCTTCGCCCATGAAGTCAAATTGTGTACAAAGCAAATCTAAAGTTTGTTCTTATAAAATTTATTTGGCTAATTTTTGTGAAGAAAAAGTCATTGCTAATCAACATATTAGTAATAAGCAACTTATTGGAATAGACCCAAAATTAGCTGAAACGTTAGTGGAAAATGCATTAACGCAAAATTACTTAAAAACATTAAAGCACATTAAGACCTATAAACGCGAAGTATGTTTACTTAATTCGCGATTTGATTTTGCTGGAATTGATGAACATGGCAAATATTTTGTCTTAGAAGTTAAAAATGTACCGCTTGCTGATTATGCGGATGTTTCTAGCACAGATCGCAATAAAATGATAAAGCACGGAGACTTTTTAAACATTCCTATTAATGAAAAAATCTCATATTTTCCCGATGGTTATAGAAAAAAAAAAGGTGCAGTTGTTAGCGAACGCGCACTAAAACATATTAATGAATTGGCGGAAATTACTCATTCAAAAATTATTAGACCTATTATTTGTTTTGTAGTTCAACGAACTGATGTTTCTAGTTTTCAAGCATCACTATTAGATCCAATTTACAAAAGTGCTTTTAATGATGCAGTTGCAAAAGGCGTAGAGGTTATTGTCTTGGTTGTATTGTGGAACGCGCAAGGAGAGGCTACTTTTGTAACTTGTGATTTGCCAGTAAACTTTTAAACCTAATTAATTTTAACTTCACATTGTAGAGTATAAATTTGTAGTGTTTTACTATTTTTTAGAGTTTCAATAGTTTTTGACTTTTTTAAATAATTAGTATGATTTTCACTGGCTTCAATTAATTCTTCAATACTAGGCAATTGTTGCAATATTGGTTGTGGTTGTGGTAATGGTACTGGATTTGGTTGCATAAATGTAAATGGTGGAGGTTTTGGTGTTGTAGCCAAAATTGCCATTTTCACTTGAAGATCTTCAAGCTCATCACCTTTCTTTGGTGCTACTGGTGTTACTGGTGTTACTGGTGTTAATGGTGTTACTTGTCTTGGTGTTACTTGTCTTGGCGTTACTGGTGTTACTGGCGTTACTGGTGTTACTGGCGTTACTGGTGTTACTGGCGTTACTGGTGTTACTTGTCTTGGCGTTACTGGTGTTACTTGTCTTGGTGCTGCTGGTCTTACTGGTGTTACTGGCATTATTGGTTGTTTAATTCTATCCCAATATTTTTTACAAAAATCCATTGCCAAATGCTCAAGAGTTTTAAAAATAACCGTGTTGATAAGATTCTTATCAATCTTTGACTTGTTAACTTGAATACCAAATAGCGTATCAAGATTAGTAGTAAATTCAACCAAATGCTTAGATGATGCTCGAAGATCTTTATAAGCATAATCGCCTGAAGTAGGATACGGAATTTCAATTTTATTAATTACTTTCTTATTGCGCTTTAAATAGTATCCACCATCATATATTGGCCAATTTGTTGTTTTATCAATAAGATTAAACTTAACACTGTTTGTATAATTAATTTTACCAATCTCTCTATATCCATTTGCATAAAGATTATTTGTTGGTTTAGCCTTTTTTTCTTCTAAGTCAAAGTGAACTTTTGTTCCATTTCCATTTTTAAATTCGGCAATTACATCTTGTTCCTTTTTCCATACATTAATTTCATGTTTCTTTGTGTACGTAGCATTGCTACCATCAATCACATTATTAGAAGTAATTTCTTTAAGTAGTTTACCATTAACCATAAGTGTAAGCTTAATATTTTTATCAATATATGCATAATAAGTTCTACCAAGATTCTCTAAAGGTAGTTGTTCTATCATATTAGACACAAGCAAAGGATTACATTCTAAAATTATAAGAGTACCATGATTTTTATTTACCGCATAATTATTCCACATAGTGTTCATGCTTACTGATACCTCGTGTGCTATATATGTAATATTATTATTTCTTATAATACTAGGAAAATCTAGTAGAAGTTCATTGATAGTTTCACCGTTAATCTTGCTCAAGATAGTTGCTTTACCACCGCCTTCCAATGTAAGACCAAACAACGCAGCAATACCACCAAAACCAAAAAGCCCATTTTTATCATCACACGCATCCTTGCGATTATTAATAATGAGACTAGTCTGTAGTGTTTCACGAGTCATACCTTGTGCATTATCTCCAACTGTAATAAGATATGTACTAGTCTCTGGTTGATCTATCATATGAATTTGAATTTCTGACGCATTGGCATCAAGAGAATTATCTATCAATTCACGAATTAAATCCATATTACTAAAACCCTGATTGGTAGTATTATAAAGAGTTCCAATATGGCTAATTGGTCCAGAAGACATGATTAATAATTTATTTAAAAAAATAAATGATTAATTATAATTCAATTTTTTATATAATTAAAAAATTAACACGCAATGGACTAAGTCTAATGCTACATGAAAACATTAGTCCAAGTTAACATCCACAAATTCAACATAATGACTATTAATAAGTTGTGCTTTTTTAGCATAATTAATGTGATCTTCTTCGCTCAAAGCTTTCCACATTTCTCCTAATTCTGTCATCCTATTAATGTCTAGTATAGAACTGTTTATTGGTCCAAGGGTCATTATAGTAAGGTCTGTTTTATCTTTCTTATTTTCACTTGCAAACACTAAAAATCCGGTTGTGCGTTTACAAAGAGGATTGTCTAGTACTTCTTCTTCGTCGCTTGAATAAATAACTTCTGTTCCATCAGAGTTGTAATCATCATGTTCATCATGTTCATCGTGTTCATCATGTTCATCGTGTTCATCATGTTCATTATCTTCATCATGTTCATTATCTTCATCATTATCCTCCTCTTCTTTTTCTTCTTTTTCTTCTTTTACAGGAATCCCATTTTTTAAAACAATAAATGTATCATTATTATTTTTATTATTATAACTAGTCCAATAAATTGTATCACCAATAAGCTCTCGTTTTATTCCATCAGGATTAACTATGATTTTATGAACTTCATAATCATAATTAAAATATTTGTCCTTATATAATATTTCAATTTCCATATTTTCAGAAACCTTAATACTACGTTGATACAAAATTTTATTGTTTCCACACCACGTAGTGGAACGGCACATACTAATAGTGGTATAGGGCATAGTTCTTTATTCTTCTTTATAAATTAAATATTACTAATGCTAGTATTCAATTTTTTCTCTAGTATATTATATTATACTATAATATAGTACTATGGAAGTAACAAATATTATTACTGAAATAATTTCCGGATTTACAATTGCTTTAGTATTAATTCCTGAAAGTATTGCGTTTTCATTATTATTAGGATTACCTCCGTCAGTAGGATTAATTTCCACAGCAATTATGTCATCAATAACCTCTTTGTTTGGAGGCTGCCCCACTCTTATATCGGGAGCTACTGGAGCAGTAGCAACCTCATTGGTCGGTATAAAAACATTATACGGGACACAATACGTATTTTTAACAGCTATTATTGGTGGATTAATTCAGCTATTATTTGGAATCAGTGGATTATATAAACATTTCTCAAACATTAGTCAACCAATTATGACTGGATTTTTAATAACATTAGGTTTTTTGATAGCTAAATCACAAATTAAAAATTTCAAATATCCTAATACAGAAAATTGGTTTAAAGATAGTGATAACTATAAATTATCAGGAACACTATTATTCTCTCTAATTAGTCTTTTTATTACTGTGTTTGGTAAATTTATGTATAATTTTTCATATAAAACAAGTAGTCTTAAAATTAATATTCCAGGAGCTCTAAGTGCTATTATAGTATTAAGCATATTATTTTATATTATGCCTATTAAAGAAACAATTGAAGTTGTTGGTGAAAGAGGTAGCACTAAAATAAATAATATTGCTTTAAATATTCCTAATGTTGAATTAACAACCGCAAATATTTTAAAAGTTTTGCCTTTTGCTCTAGCAATGGCTATAACCGGATTAACCGAGAGTATTTTTATGGTTGATGATACAAGCAAACAACTTAAAATTAATAGTAGTCCGCTAATAGAAACATTAGCACAAGGTGTTGGAAATATAATATCTGGATTATGTGGAGGATTTGGAGGCTGTGTATTTGTTGGACTAAGTAAATATAATGTAGAAAATGGATCTAAAACACGACTATCTTCACGAGCTACCAGTCTGTTTTTTATAATACTAACATTAATGTTTTCAAGAACTATTAACAAAATACCAATGCCAGCAATTATTGGTATTATGATTATGATTGCATTTAAAACTGCAACAGCTAATTATGCATATGTTGTTAAAAATTTCAGAAGTGAATGGTTAATTATTCTTTTAACAGCAAGTTTAGGAATTTATAGTGAAAGTCTTGCCTTAGCAATTATTGTGGGTTATATATTTCAACAAGCAATAAAATATATAAAAAACCGTATATTATGATCTATATTATGATCTATATTATGATCTATATTATGATCTATATTATGATCTATATTATGATCTATATTATGAT